CCACCGCTGAAATCCGATATTGCTTGTCTTTGTTTAGGTCTTGGCATTAGAAATCGTTGTAATCCACGTTAAAAGATTGTTCGCCGGACTTCTTGTGTCCGTAGTCAATAGCTCGCTGTTTCAGTCTTTGCCATTGTGCCTGGAAGTAGCCTGCCTGATCAAAATTCTTTGTCATCTCCGAAATCTTTGATGCCGCATAATAAACAAGAGCGTCGTGGTATTGCTTGTCCACATCAGGAGAGGTTCCATCACCTGACATTATGGATGGCCTTGGAACATAATAAATGGTCACAGCCGTACTGGCAGAGGGGACAGGATAAAACCCGATCTTAGCGTCCCCGGTCACATAGTAGACCGAAGTGCCTCTTCGCCTGGTAAACTCACTTCTAAAACCCATTGTATTCTCCTATCCAGTCACGACAAATATCTGCCCATCAGTAGTAAAGAACTGTGTGCCTGCCGTTTTTGTAGTTGTATTGATAGTGGGAACCTCATTCATCCCCACTCTGTCGATCTGGTAATCACCAAGATCAACACGTTTAATTCTTACGATGGCAAGAGAAGTGGTGGAGCCGGCCCCTTCCTGCTTCCATATATCCTTTACCAAATCATACCGTGCCGTGTTTGCCGTAGTACCACCACTCAGAGTAGCAAATGTTTCCAGCATTGTCCCTTCGTCCACCATTATCAGTTGCGCTTCATTCAAAAAATCATTGATCAGCGTATCCGGCAATTTTTCCTGATCCATATTTCCAGTTATGGTACGAACCTTGGATCTCATTTCTTTTAATGTCATACTTACCTCATTCTCGGTGTCTGAACACCTACAGCCTCTTCGGCGGCTTCTACCTGCGCCTCCAGTCCATAAAGTGTACGAACCTCATTCAGCTTAGACGCTACATCCCTTTCAGCCGTAGCCTTGTTCGCCATCATATTAACTTTGCTCATCGCCTTCGCCATCGCGGACAATACAACAATATCATAATACTCAGTAGGCACATCCAGAGTCCCGGCATCCGTTGTCATTTCATCAGGCTTCCGCAAAAAATAAAGTGTTGTGGCATTGGCAGAGAGCGCCGTCGCTGACGTCCCTACAAACAAATACAGGTTCTCCCCAAACCAGTTCGCCCCATACGAACTGTCGTAGTTGGAATTAGCTAACATTGTGTGGAGTTTCGTATCCTCCACAAACGGGATCACGGTATTGTTTGCCAATACCCACTTCACAATCTTCATAATTTTTGTAGGGGCGTAATTCCCCGTGAGAGAAACAGTGGTAATTGCGTTTGCAAGGGCGGTCACACTTACCGTCTGTGTGGTCCCATACCAGATATTGCTGATCACCGACAACCGCATTGCCACATCGAACTGGCTCATATTGATCCAGTAGTTCAGTTCCTCTTTCCCAAATTTGTTAGGAGCCACATCGTCCAGGCGACTCTGTAAATCGCTTCGTACCTGCTTCAGTGTAATATCAGATAAAGCCATTATACACTGTGCAGGTTGTTGAATCGCTGACTAATCGCGCCTATTCTGTTGTAAAAATCTGCCATTATTCCCTGTGCGTCTCCATATTCTTCCACCTGTTTTTTGCCCTGTGCTGACGCATAATCCACGACTAAAGGTTCAAGAAATGCTGGAAGATCACATTCCGTACCCGTAGATGTTTGTGGAGCTTTGATATACTGGACTTCAAAAGAATTGCTTTCATTTAAAGCAGCAATAGACAGTTCGATCTTCCCATCTTTTATAGCCCAATATTTTTCAGAGGTTGTAAACATACTATTATTCCCATCAGTCACCTGATCCAATACACTCGGGGGAACACGTTGTGCGGATGTAACACTTCCGCCGGATTCCTTAAATGATACTGAAATGATGCGTACCGCATCAGTAGGAATTGTCTGACCAGTATTACCGCCACCGTTTGCTAGGGACACTTCCACTAAAGGCAAAAGAGCATCATTGGGTAAAAGAGAAACAACCTCATTCTGTCCATCAATAACCCACTGATTGATCATTGCATCAGTCGTAGGTGTAGTATCGCCTGATCCTAAACCCAATTTGACCCTGACCTGATCTTCTAATGTTCCTAAAGTTGCCATTTATTTTCCTGTGTTAGCGCTTTGATGGAGTGGGTTTATACCGGGATTTGATCTCCGGCTTTCCCCCACTCCCCTCAAAGGAATATCAAAGCGTTTCATTAGCTTGTGTTACACCTTAACTGGTAAAATCAGTGTTCTGGGTGTAGTACGCAATCACGGAGTAATCTTCAGAATTGAAGGTGGCTTTCGCCTGTCCGTAAATCATACCGCCAGCAACACCAAGTTGATTACCATAGTCAAAGGTTTTTTCTACCCAGACGGGTTCGCCTACTCTGGCAAACAATCCAGCCTGTGCGCCCATAAACAGGTTGACAGAATAATGGAGTGCGCCTCCACTGCCACCTGTGTCGGCCTGAGAGACGTTTTCGTGTGAATGAATCACAACGCCATCCCAAATGCCCAGTGCGCCAGAAAAGAGAGGATTGTCTGAACCGCGAGATGCGGCTTCCCTTTGTGCCTGTTGCCATTCTGAAAGCTGAGTGAGATCGTAAGCCACCTCGGGATGTACGAGAAGAACATAATATTCTTTTCCTTCAACCCGGACTGGTCGCATCCGAAGCTCGCTAGAACCTTCAGGAACTTGAGCCAACCGCTTCATTGCAGAAACATCTGCAAGAGAGATTGAGTCGCCAGAAGTCAAACTGCCAGCAGTACTGCTTTCATTTGATCTGGCTGCAACAGTAGAAGAGCCATCATCTGCTCGAAAAGTTCTGGATGGACTGGAAGCGAGACTTGTGAAAATGTCGGAATCAACTTTTTCAGCAAGCCAAGTTTTCAACACAGACATAGCTTCTTTACGAAAATCGAAAAGAACCTTGCTGTTGTCGAAACTGCCAGTATCACGCACAGCATTCCGCTTCATCGCTGATGTCACGGTCTGGCTGTATGTGTTCATAGCCTCTTCGTTACCCTCAAGAGAATCATCCCCAGATACGCCAGCACCAGAAAGATTGGTCAGAAGACCAAATGTAACATCTTTCCCGGGACCGCCTTCTAGTTCGTGCTTCGCTTGAATCAACGAATCAGAGCCATCGCCCATAAACTTCTCGAAGTAGATTTCCTTTGCGGTTTCATAGTAGAGCTGTTTAGCCCATCTAGATACCTGTAAACCACTTGCCCAATTTGAATCAGCCATTATCTATACTTCCTTACTCACTGATTAAATCAACAATTCTGACCGCAATCGTAAACGCGCCAGCAGTCAATGCTGCGGTTGCGACTGTCATATCAAACGTATCAGCGGATGTACTATATCCAGCGCCACTGTTGGTGGCATCCTGATCGTTAATAGAGAGTGCAATCACGTCATTGGCGGCACAGTTTGCTTTACCGAAAACACCACAGTAGTCAATGTTACCAGTACCGAACTTGAGAGTGGCAGAACCACCAGAAGTAACGGACGTAGTAAAAACTACATAGCCTTCAGCAACAAACGAATTTGCCGGAATTGTGAAAATGTTGTGAGCAGCAGCAGAGGATACACCATCATCAACAGGCGTGACTTTTTTAGACACCCAATAGCCAAGACTCTCACCGGACTTTCCGATGGGCTTCTCAGCTACTGAACTAGTAATATCAGCCATTGGTTTTCTACCTCTTGGTTAATCCAGAGATCAGCCCATCGGCGCGTCTTGTAAGGCTCTCCAGCGCTCATCCTCCGACAATCTTGACCACTCATTTTCTGACAACCGATCAACGTCTGGGGCTGTCACTGATGGTGATCCTGATACCGAAGAAAGCGTTTTTGGAACCTTGGTGGCGCTTTGCAACTTTTCAGTTACTTCTTTAACGCCTTGACTTTTTGCCTTCTGAGCTACATCTCCAGCTTGCATCACTTGATAAGCGTCTTCGAGAAATGTAATCCCACGCTTATCTGCAAACCTGGCAACTTTCATTTTCTCGTCATTCGACATTTCAGGATGATCTTTGTTGAATTGACCAATCATATCATTGTATGCCCTATCTACTTGCTTTTGGGTGTCCTTGGCCTGTTGCTCTTTCATTCGAGCATCTACAGCCTTGTCTACCTTATGGCCGAAATAAGAATCATACGTTTTAGGATCGTACACGTCTAATTCAGGAGCAGGTTGAGCAGGCTCTTCCCGCTGTTCCTTCAAAGACGCCACTTCCTGACGCAATTCTCCAAGCTCATTTGTCTGCTTGCCGTATAACGATTCAAGGTTCCTGTATGAATCCTTCAAAGACTCGACCCCGGTAAATTGCTTTTCACCGACCTGAATAGAATCATTCTGTTGAACCTCGTCGTTGTCACCAGTCTCACTGGCAGCTTCAACTTCGGGGGAACTTTCTTCCGGCGACGCTTCTTCCTGCGACGCAACGGGCTGATCAGCATCCTGGGGCGCAGGTTCCATCCCAAGTGCAGTTCGCTCGTTGTCGTCATAAGCCTCACGGGACAGTTCCTTGTCCTCGTCAATAAACTGAAAGCGAGTTTCGTTGTTTTCCGCCATTTTGTTTTTCTCCTACCTTGTCCTCCGGGGCTGGCGCTAATAAAAAGCCGTATCATCGCATTACTGCGACAACACGGCTTCTACTTAGTTCCCCTTCGGGGGTTAAGTCAGAGTTGCCTTAACAGGCGGGGCTAGTCTCTCTTTTTTCTCCAGACTAGTTATCCCACCCTGACTGAAATTGATGGTCAAAGAACCAGTAAACCTTGATTTCACAAGGTTTTTAACCAGTTCCCTAATCCATTGAATATCAACAGACAGAGTATTTCAAACGCTGTTTTTCAGAACCAGAATTACTGGTCCGCTTCGCGCTGGCATCAAGTGGATCTTTCTTAACAGGCGGTAAAGATTTCTTAACCTTGCAAGGTCCATTAAAACCTTTGTGCCTCTGATCACCCTGATCCGAATCGTACGTTGCTGGCATTTATTACTCCGCTATTGATGGTCTAGTTGTGTAGTCAATTCTCACACCGTACATATCTGCGTCGCCACTCAGATCATCTGACGCTGATACATCTCTCCTGACATTCAGAAATAATATATCTCCGTTTGCACAGGCATCCGCTGCTATTGAATAGGCACTGGATATTTCAAGAGCATCCGCTGTGCCATTCGTAGTGGTTGCTGTTCCAGCAACATCTGTAACTGCTGTGCCAACATCCTCACCAGACGCTTTTGATACATAGTCTATATCAAATGTCACATCACCTGACGTGGCTGCCGCCGAGTAATAGATGTACGCAGACATTGCTTTACTACAATCTACGTCAGCGGGAATATAAATATTCGCGCACGCACTTTCATCACTACTCGCATCATACGATATTGCCGTTGGAATTGAGCTTCCTACCGCCACCTCAGTAGAAGTAGGTTGTAAGTTAAAATGACCCGCCGGAATCCATAGTGTGCCAGTGGCTCTATCAAGAAGCCGGACAAGATCACCTTGGCTCATTCCCCTAGGATTGATTTTAGCCATTGTGTTATTCTCCTAAAAAGCCCTATGTAAAGTACCGAGTACGTTTACGGCGGGATCTTTTCTTTTTTGTTTTACCCTTAGAGCCACCCTTTTTATAGCCAGCCATCGACATTGCTATGGCAACGGCCTGCTTTTGAGAGTAACCCTCTTTTCTAAGTTTTCTAATTTTTGAGCCTACTTCCATTGCTATCCCTTTGCTGGCTCCGCCATCTGTCCCTGCGCCTGCTGCATCATCATCTGCGCCATCTTTTCTTCCTCTAACTTCTCCACGATCTCATCACCCGATTCAATGTCGGAAAGTTCCAGCCAGAGCGGGAACAGGTTCTGGAATCCCATCTGGATCATCTGAGCCACCTGCTCGGCCTTCATAGCCCGCATCGTCGGGGAATTAGTTCCAGCGTCAAGCTCAACATCAAAATTGGTGTTAGTGAAATTGGCGAGGAATCTGTTCACCACTGACCGTTCAGGTTGCGCTTCATCAGCAATCTCAGACCCGATAATCCGTGCAATCTTCTCCGGCGTCCAAAACTGTTGCATATTGCGTATGCTCATCTCAAGCACCTGTCGCTTGGTCTTGTCCAGGTTGTCCATCTGCTCTTCAAGTGTCAACATCCCCTGACGTATCCGCGTCTGAGCAGCAAAGCCTGACTCCTTGGAAGAAGTAGCCCTCCCCATCAGGGGATCAGTGGCGCCGGAAATCTCCTTGGCATCCAATGCGGCACGCTCTTCCATAGCAGCAGCGGTAGAAACCAGAGACAAATGCGTGGTAGACCATTGTTGCATAAAATCTGAAATTCTTTTCCCCTTCATTCCGGGTATCCCTACCCACTCTCCGGCTGAAGAAGCCTTGTTCATCTGTTCAGGCGATACCGTCCCCTCAACAAAAACACCGCCACCTCTGGGAGTACGGTTCAAAATATCAAGAGCCTGGGAACGCCTCTTGTTTTTCTCACGCTGTGGATCTTTCATATTCTCCACCAGCCCGAATGTTTCAACCTTCCCGCCCGTGTCCTCAAAAAAGTAGAAGTAGGGAACCAGCGGAAACTGGTTGTGTGTGTAAGGATTGGGCTGTTTGTCCACCAGTAAACGCCCGCCGGAAAAAATAGAGACATAAGTCTTTGGCATAGAACGTGTAATAATTCCGAAATCAACTCGCGGAATAGGCTCCCGCTCAATTTGTTCCACCTTCCGCTCCGCTTCCTGAAAACGACGAATAGCTTCCTCAGCGTCCTTCTTCTTGGCAAACCCATTACCACTCATCTGCCCGGACTGCTGATTGACCACAAAAAACTCATTCTCCCAATCACGCTCCCATAATTCCACAACCCTTGCACGCTGGCGAACCTTGTCGATATAGGTCGCTTCATTGACAAACGTACCGTGAACATAACGGGAACCATATTCCTCATCCAGATCAGTCTCGTCCTGTAAAGTAGTATCCAGGTCGGTCAACATCACATCATCCAATTTTTTCAGGTCAGAAAGCTCATCAGGATAAAGACTTCTCAGCTTACTCAACGTCAACCACTTGGTGCGGGCCAACCTTGACCACTGTGAAGTGTCAGGAGTGTCAGCTTCAGGATCAACAAGAACGTGCGCCCAGGACTCACGCTTCACAGCGATCTCACCTACAAACTCCAATCCCGGCTCCACATAAACATCCACCCAGCCACGCCCGGTCATCACGCCGTCCTTGTGAACACGGCTGAAGACGTTCTGCATCCGCTTCCCACGATCCAGATAATAAAGAAGTGCCGTTATCAGCTTGGCCTCCTCATCGTCATTGGACTCAATGGGCCTTGCTCGCCACTTCGTCCTTTGCTGACGCTCGATACCGACCACCAAATTCACCTTTGGCTTGATGATATTCAACTGTAACGGCGGGCGGTTTTCGTTACGCAACTTGTCCAGATCGTCATTGGACCATTGACCCTCGCCAAAACCGCCTGTATAAAACCTCGATGATTCCTTCGCTGCCTCCACAAAATCCTTCTCCGAAGAAAACATCGCGTCAAAAGTTTCGTGCAATTCTTTTAAGGTGTCCAATTCGCTCATAAGCTCATCCAGCCTGATCCTTTTTTCCTGCCAGCCATTACCTGATGCCAATCAAGACCCCAGTCCACAACCTTGTCAGGCTTTTTGGAATCCTCTACATAATGAACCAAATACCGCAAACAGTCCATCGCGTGATCACCCACCTTCACAGCCTCCTCAAACAAAGGCCGGTCCCCGTGTCCGTACTTCAGTTCCTTCCACTTGAAATCAATAATCTCTTCACGCAACGGCTCCATCTGGGCAATATCAAAAAACGCCAGCTTGCAATACCCGTCGTCATCAGGAGACAAATACCGACCTACACGGTCATAACCCGCCCGCTTATCATTCTTCGCTGGCTCCCAGTAAATCCCGTAATCCGCCCACTCATCAGCAATGGTCATCCCGTCACGCTCAGTCCGCATAATAGACGGATCAGCCAGACAAGTGTATCTCGCATTCTTGTGCATCCGCTCCTTCACCATCGACGCTAACGTCGATATTGAAGTCTCAGTTTCGTAAATCAGGTTATAAACATAAATCTTTCCCTCGTCATCAGTGGCGGCAAAGAGTACAGAAGAGGGATTCTTGTACCCATAATCATATACCAGATAATGATTGTACCAAGAAGGGATGTTCCAGGGCTTCACAAAATGTACCTTCTCATCAAACATCGGATATACCAACCCGGCAAAATCATCCCAGTTACAATAAACATAACGCCTGACCCACGCCTGTGGCATCGTCAACAACTCAGCAATGTAATCAGCAGGCAAATAAGGATTATCAGAATATGCCCTTACCTCGGCTTCAGTAGTGGGAGCTTCAGCTTCCGGCGACCAGGTTCGGGTTTCTATCAAACGAAATTTCTTAGGGTCCCTATTCGCATTCTTCTTGAACTTCTTCCAGACCCAGTTGTGACCCGCAGGATTGCAAGTATGGAAAGAACAACGCATACTTCCCTTACGCCTTAACTGACCGCTTGCAGCTATAAACGTGTTCTCAGGAATTTCCTCCAACTGATCAAAAGCAAAGAAACCAAGGTTCAAAGACTTAATCCTCTGTATGGCATCCCTTGAATCATCCAGCGCCATATAAATAATCCTTGAACCGTTCTTGAACTCTATCAAGTGATCCACAGGACGGTGCTTCCTTACCGTGTCACCAGCTATGTCCAACAACTGTAACAACGTGGACTTCTTGAAAGCATCCAATACCTTCCTGCCCATTAACCCCAGGTTCCCGTCTATCTCAACAGACTGCTTCACCGCCTCCACACACATAGCGTCCGTTTTCCCCGTTCCCAGAGATCCCGCCATCAAATGATGCTTCGCGTGTCCTGTGTACAGATGATAATCCTCCTGATGCGGTAAAGGCTCGCTGGGCGAGCCGTCCTCATCGGTGTAGCCTATGTAAATGTTTTCCTTATTCACAATCGCAGTTTTCGCATTCGCAGTTTTCGCATTCGCAGTCACACATTACGCTTCCGCCCACTCACCGAAAAACAGAGCATCCACCTGACCTGTGCCATCGTGCAACGCATCCATCGCTCCCATATAAATACCCGGCGGGATGTAATCACTGGCGCCTTCAGCGTGCAACACCGTAAACAAATGGTTCAAGTTCTCCATTATCTCAGTAATGATCTCTATGGCCTGCTCCTGCATTCTCAATATCCAAGCTTCAAATGAAGACAAATTGGGCAATGGTCAGGGCTATGTGCGGGATCAGTCAACTGAATACTGTGTAACTCGTTTTCAACTTGCGACAGCTTATAGCTCATTAACTGTACTTCGGTTTCCATCGAGTTAACAGTGGTAATCAACCAGCTTATCATCCCGACAAGCAATAACCCAACACCCGAAACCAACGCTTTTTCTAAATCAAGCTGCACTACTTTGCTTCTCCCGATCCGAAATGATCTTGGCACGCTCCTTAATGGGAACACCCGAAACCATCACGTTCACCTGAGTCTGACTCATTCCGCCACGCTCCCTGTACTTGTCAGGAGCCATAGCCTTCAACTGAAAAGCACGCTCAGAAAAATTCTTGTCGTACTTCGCATTACGCAAACTCACATCCTCTAAATCCTCCAACGCCTTGGCCTTGTGATGGTCCTTTATAGCATTAATAGCATAGCCGAACATCGGCTCCTCCTTAATGATATTCCTGACCGTGACGACGTGAATCCCGTATTCCTTCGCAGCCTTCCCTAAAACACCCTCGTGCTTGTCCACCAGGTCAAGAAACACAGTGTACTTTGACGGGGGGAGCTTGGTGCGAACGTCATCCTTGCGACAGGATTTGGAAAACCAATCCTTAAATAATAACGCCTGAGATTCTGGGGATATAGGGGTGGTGACGCTCTCTGCCATAATAACGTGAGGCGAGTTTACGCACAATAGTGCGGTTAAGTCCAATCCAGTGATGCCAAAAAAAGTACGCTGGGGGTAATAGGGGTGAGAGCGGGCGGGGTGGGCGCCATACCCCCCCCTCTCTCTACCTGGCGGACCGGTGCGGACTGGTGGCGGGATCGGTGACAATTTGGTGGAAGTTTCTGCTAACTCTCTATATATCAGCAGATTTTTTAGGCAATCTAGCCAACTTAGGGGGCAGATGCCGTGAATGTAGGGTATTAATGACTAATAGCATCGATGCGCCTACTTTTTCACGAGCGGGGGGTGTACTGAATACAAGTAGACAACAAACTTGTTAATATAAATAATAATATAAACTGTTGTATTGTGCTGTATGTTGTGCTATATTGTGCTGTCTTAACTAAAGGACGTAACAATGAAACAAAACATATTCCTCAAACGGGGGAAAGTT